AAGCCTATAGAGGCTGAAGAAGAAACATATGGGAATATTATTGTTCCAGATATGGGTAAAGAAACAAATACTTTTGGAGAAGTAGTTTCTGTTGGAGATGGTAATTTTACCTTAACAGGTGATAAAATACCAACACAATTAAAAGTAGGAGATAGGGTAGTATTACCAACCCAAGGATTTACAAAGTTACCATTTAATGGTGAAGAATATTATGTAGGCCCTGAAAATAACATTTTAGCAAGAGTAGAATCTACAGTAAGTGTAGAAGATGCTTTAGCAGAAACGGAAATAACTAAACAAGACATAAACGACTTAACAGATATTTAATGGAAAATCAAGTAAAATACGGAAAAGAAGCAAGACAAGGTTTATTAAAAGGTATTGATAAACTAGCAGACGCAGTAGTATCAACATTAGGACCTAATGGTAGAAATGTTGTAATATTTAAAGGACACGCAGAACCACCTCAATCAACTAAAGATGGAGTTACAGTTGCTAAATCATTTGTAACATCTGATCCTGAAGAACATTTAGGTCAATTATTAATTAGACAAGCAGCTATGAAAACTGCAGATAAAGCTGGAGATGGTACAACCACATCTACTTTATTAGCTAGAGAAATGATTAAAAATGGTTTAACAGCTTTAGATAATGGAGAAAATGCAGTTCAAATTAAAAGAGATATTGATAAAACAGTTAAAGAAGTAGTATCAAATCTAAAAAATAACATATCCGAAGATATTTCAGGTGAAAATCAATTAGAACAAATTGCAACAATTTCATCTAACAATGATATAGAAACTGGTAAATTAATTGCTCAAGCAATTGAAAAAGTAGGTTTAGAAGGTGTAGTACACGTTGAAGAATCTAAAACAGGAGATACTTATCTTGAAACAGTAGAAGGATTACAATTTGATAGAGGATTTAAATCACCTTATTTTGTTACTGATAATAGTACAATGCAAAGTGTTTTAGATAATCCTGCTATTTTAATTATGGATCATAGATTAAATACAGTAAAAGAATTGTTACCAATTTTAGAAGCAGTATCAGCTCAAGGTAAATCACTTTTAATTATCGCAGAAGATATTGATAATGAAGCATTAGCTACTTTAATTGTAAATAAAATGAGAGGTACAATTAATGTGTGTGCTGTAAAAGCACCTGAGTTTGGTGATAGACGTAAATTAGTATTACAAGATATTGCTATTACAACGGGTGGTAAAGTATTTGATAAACAAAAAGGAATGAAACTAGACAAATTCAGTTGGGATTGGTTTGGTGAAGCAAGAAAAGCAACAGTAACAAAAGAACAAACAACAATAGTAGATGGAAAAGGAGGAACAGATGAAATTGAAGCACGTGTTGAAGAATTACAACAACAAATTGAAAAAGCAAGAACGCCGTATGAAACGGAGCAGCTCCAAAACAGATTGGCAAAATTCGTCGGAGGAGTAGCAATTGTACACGTTGGTGGAAATACTGAAACAGAAATGTTAGAGAAAAAAGATAGAGTTGATGATGCTTTACATGCTACAAAAGCAGCTTTAGATGAAGGTATTGTACCTGGAGGTGGAGTAGCATTATTATATGCTTCTTCAGGTATTAAAGCAGATTCAATTGGGGCAAATATAGTAAAAACAGCTTGTGCAAAACCATTTAATCAAATTTTAGTTAATGCTGGTTATGATGAAGTTAAAGGTCAAATACTAGCTGATAAGTTAGTTAGCTCAGGAAATGATGTTTGGGCTGGTATTGATGTTAATTCAGGAGATACTGTTAATTTTAGAGAAAAAGGCGTGATTGATCCTACAAAAGTTTGTAGATTGGCGTTAATAAATGCAGCATCAGTTGCAGGAACAGTATTATTAACTGAATGTACTTTAACACAAGATAAAAAATCAATTGAAGAAAAATTAAAAATACTACAAGATTCAGCTACAAATGCTGCAGGTATGTCACAATATTAATATGAAAGATACAATTAAAATAAAAGAAGAAAACATACTTATTGCTAGGAGAGTTCCTCCTGGTGATAAGTGGCGTTTAGTTGCAAATGAACCTAATGGACCAGTACATAAAACGTTAACTGATACTTTAGAAGCATATATGGTTAAAACTGGGTTTAAAGGCCATTATAGGTTAGAACCATTACAAAGTTCATTATATGCAATTAACGCAGAAGAAGTAGTAATTGAAGCACCTAAAGAAAAATTATTTTCAATTTATGGCGAATACGGACAATAGTTTATTAAACGAGAAGTATAGACCAATAACCCTAGATACGTATGTTGGTAATGCTAAATTAAAAGCATCTATTTCTAAACAATTAGAAAATAACGACATCCAAAATTATTTATTCTATGGACCCGCTGGAACAGGAAAGACAACTCTGGCTAAACTTTGTATTAAAAATCTCGATTGCGATCATCTTTATATTAACGCCTCAGATGAAAGAGGGATTGAGACGATTCGTGATAAAGTACAGGGCTTTGCGAGCACAATGTCTTTTAAACCACTTAAAGTGGTCATTTTGGATGAAGCTGATTTTCTTACTATTCAAGCGCAGGCTTCTCTCCGTAATATCATTGAAACTTTCTCACGTACGACGCGTTTTATTTTAACTTGTAATTATATAGAAAGAATAATTGATCCTTTACAATCAAGGTGTCAAGTATTAAAAGTAATTCCTCCCACTAAAAAGGAAGTAGCCGTTCATTTAGCTAGTATTTGTGAAAAGGAGGGCATCAAATTCGAACCTATTGCCATTGGTAAGGTAGTTAATCAATACTACCCTGATTTAAGAAAGATGCTCAATACAATTCAATCTAGTAGTAAGGATGGAAGTCTAGATTTAGACGATTCATTACTAGTATCTTCTAGTTACTTGGCTACTATCCTTGGGGAATTAAAAAAAACAAAACCCAGTTTTGTTAGTATTAGACAAACAATAGCTGATTCTAATATTGATGATTTTGATGAATTATTTAAATTTTTATATGATAGTGCTGATAAAATATTACCTAATAAAATAGGCACAATAGCCGTATTAGTAAATGATCATCAATATAAAGCTAACTTTAGAATTGATAAAGAAATTAATGCAATGAGTTTAATTAATCAAATAATAAATAATAAATAAGTGAAACTAGTAAAAAACGACAAAAACATGAAACAACAAAACCAACAAGTCCCTCAAATGAATGTTGATCTAAAGACAACAGAAGGTATTACAAACGCCGAGGGCAAAAGTGTATTCCAATCAGGAGTTATCTTAAGAAAAATTTCAAAGTTTGTAGCAGGAACAGATAATGATGCTATAATGCCAATCCCTGTATTTTATGACCCAACAAATATGAAAATATTAGGTGAAGGAATTCCAGCAGAGTTAAGAGAAGAACTTAAAGACGAACTTTGCTAAATGAACAATGTATTTGATTGGCTAAAACAAATCAATTACCAAAAATCCCCCGTAGAATCTTTTACAGATAAAGATTGGGAGGTTTTTAACAGTTACATGATTCATAGGTTTATGAGCATGAACCAAGATTTTATTGAAGTAGTAAATTATGTTCAAGAATTACCACCTCAAGAAAAACGAATGATTTATAATGTTTATAAGGAATTTATACCTAAAAATAATAAATGGAATAAATATATTAAATCAAAAACTAAACATCCAAGTAAAGAATTATTGGATTATTTAGCTAAATATTGGGAATGCTCTAAAAATGAAGCTAAAGATTATTTAAATTTGTTGGATATTAAACAAATTCGTCGTATATTAGGGGATCATGGATTAGAAAAAAAAGAAATAACTAAAATTTTAAAATGAACAAATTAATAGATATGTTACGTACATCTGCAATAGCAGATAAAGCAAAAGCACTATTATCACTTGAATTATTAGGTGATAGAGCAGTTGGGATTGGTGACCACACAACAGGAGACTTTTATAAAAACGCTGAAGAAGCACTTGCTATGTTAGTTGATGCCGATGATAGGTTAGCAGCAATAGATAAGTATTTTTCACTAGAACAACAGATTAATGGGTGATTCAGTTAAAAAGTACATGGAGAATTTATCAAGTAAAATCAATAGTACTGGTCACTTTGGTGCCAATGCTATACAATTAGAAAAAGTTATGAGTGACAGAGAAATTATGAATGCTAAAGGAGGTTTAAAAACACCTAAATCTCCCACACATAAAAAAAGAACACCAGATTTAAATTCCACCCCTATAGAAATATTCGAACATGAATA